AAACTTGCGAGGGCATAGAAACTCAAGACTACCGCGACTTGTTCCACTGGATAGAGATGTTGAATGAGTATGCATTAAATGACATGGGTGTTTATGCTTACGGAATATATGGAGGTGACCGAGTTGAGTTATAGTAACATTGACATGACTATTCACAGTGTAAAGATTATAGACTTACCCGCTTATCAAATAGCGATTGTGTCGTACCTATTAAAAAAGTATGGCATTACAGAGGTAAGCAAATACATAAGAGAGGTGGTAAAAAATGAGAGCAAGTAAAAATGTTCGTAAGAAGACAGCGGGTAAAATCCGCAAGAAAGCAAAGACCACAACTGTAACAGGTGTGGCAAAACGAATTGCCTTAGCTACTCCAAGACATTGGAAGAAGTAGTTAAGTACCCATTATAGATGACCTGGTCATGTCCTTAAACTGACCAAGGAGAAACGAATGGATATTAGAGTATATAGACGAGAAGATTGCGGGAATATAAGATATTACCCAGCAGATGACAGGGCAGAAACTTTACTACAACTAACAGGGACTAAAACTTTTACACCTGAGATGTTAAAAATCATAGAACAGACAGGCTATAAGGTAGTCCAAGTTAGAAACTATAGAAGCGACAACCATAAAAGCGAGGAGGTATAATGATAGGTTTTAAGTTAGATATATTTGATATATACGATGAGACTGGGTACTGGCTTAATGAGGATGAGTTTATTCTTTACGACTGGGTAAACGACATCCTTGAGAACGGTACCTATGAGGAAAAGGTAAGACTCAAGATAGACTACGGAGTCGAGGAGTTATAGTATGGGTAGCAACAAACAAGATTTTATTATGGATAAGTACGAAGAGTATCTCGAGATGGGGTTCCCATCCCGTGAGGCTCGTATGTTAGCGGAGTCTGATTACGAGTACGAATACTATGACTACGAACCAGCAGAAGAGGAGACAGAGTATGGGCAGGAATTATAGACGACACAAAGCATACAATGCAGAGGGGCGACAGGACTTGTTGCCCGAAGACATTCAGAAAGTCAGCTGGAAAGTTGACAATCAAAAGTCAGTACACAAGGCACAGGTTAAGATAGCAGAGCTAGTTGACAAGGGCTACAAGCTTATTAACTACGGGCAAGGCTGGCTTGAGTACCACTACATCAAAGCTTTTAATGAGGGGGGTGAAGAGTAATGCCAGGATACTTCCAAGCTAGACGAGAGGATGGCTACGGCGACTTAAAGAAACGAGCTAAGACTATCCAAGTAAAAAAGAAAGCACATTGGGCTAAACGAAATGATAGAGCTAATGGCTATCATGTAGACTATGCCGACAGGCGAGTCAAGTTTGGTTGGGCTGTGTGGTTGCAAACGGACAAGAAGTATAGTAAGATAAAAGAGTTCGAGACCAAGGCCGAAGCAAAGAAATATATAGAGGAGATTTGATATGAACATTTTCATACTTCATGAAGAGCCAGCTATCAGTGCTACATATCATTGCGACAAGCATGTCATCAAGATGATACTTGAGTCAGCACAGTTGCTATGCAGTACACTGAATATACTGGGGCATGATTCACCATACAAGACGACACACAAGAACCACCCGTGTCGCCTCTGGTGTGGCGAGTCGTTGTCTAATTATAGATATGTCTACCAGTATTGCCGTTGGCTTAACAACGAATACATCTGGCGATACAATCCAGAGGCAGACCATAAGTCATGGGTTGCTGTCAAAGATTTACCAGAGCCAGACAACTTAGAGGACAAGGGACTAACACCCTTTCCACAATGTATGCCCGACAAATACAAGCAACCTAGTGCTGTCGAAGCATACCGTGCCTACTACAAGGCAGAGAAAGCAGACATTGCCACATGGGACAAAGGAGTTCCACGACCGTGGTGGTGGAGCAAGACTTAAGTACCCATTGTAGATACTAAAGGAGAAATTATATGTCACAAGATAAATTTGAGTCCTTAGATTACTGTATCGAACACACTCACGAAGAGGAGATGTTGAATCGTGGTATTGAGAGAAGTCGAAGACGACGACTATCACACCTTGAGAGAAACGAGTCCAGCATAACTAGTGCTGGTAAGTCTATGGTCTCTCAAACTATTCAACCATTGGCACAGGCCATTGTAGATTTTTACAATGACTCCCGCATAGGTCGACCGCATATCGCCTTTGTTATGACAAAGGATATAGAGCCAGAGACTACTGCGGTTATAGTAGCAAAGCACATCATCAACACACTCACGATGAAGAAAGCATTGACTGCCACAGCCATCTCACTTGGTGAGAAGATTGAAACTGAAGTTGCTATGGGAACATTTGCAGAAGCAAACCCACAGCTCTTCGCTACAGTAAAAAGAAACTTAGACAAGAGAACATTTAACTATGCCTACAGACGAAGAAAGTTTCGTGAGTCTGCCTTACGAGATGACAACGGGCAATGGTTAAAGTGGTCAACTAATGAGAAGTTACAAGTCGGTAATGTCTTTATTGACTTGATGATAAAATCTACTGGACTGTTAGAAGTCGGTACGGAAACCATGCGAGGTAAGAAACGAAAGATACTTAGGCATACTGCCAAGACTCTGGAGTGGATATCCAAGCGAGAAGCACATACCGAGTTACTCAATCCAGAGTACCTACCAACCATCATGCCACCGAAAGACTGGACTGATGTCGAGGGTGGTGGGTATGTTACTAACCTGTTACCTAAGCTAGACTTAGTCAAGGTTAAGAACAAACGATTCAAGAAAGAGTTAAGAAACATTGATATGCCAGAGGTGTACAAAGCAGTTAACACAATGCAGAAGACACCCTTTCGTATCAATGTAGGTATCTATGAAGTCATGGAAGATATCTGGACTAACTATCCAGGTAGAGCGGAAGTACCCAAGACAGAAGTCATGGACATACCTAACAAGCCACATGATATTGACACCAATCTCGAAGCTCGTAAGGCTTGGAGAAACATGGCGGCGACAGCACATACAGCTAACAAGATAAATGGTAGCAAGGTGTTGTTGTTCAATCAGATATTATGGTTGGCCAAACGATTCTTGAAACATGATAGGATATGGTTTCCAGTACAGCTAGACTTTCGTGGTCGTGCTTACTGTGTACCAGCCTTTCTAAATTATCAGGGCAACACAGCAAGTAAAGCTTTGCTTGAGTTTGCCGAGGGTAAACCCATTACCATGGAAAACAACGGTGTGTTCTACTTAGCAATGCACGGTGCGAATATGTTTGGTAATGATAAAGTGTCACTTGAAGACAGAGTAGACTGGGTACAACAACACGAGGATAAGATTGTTGCCTGTGCTAATTCACCTATTGAAGAACGATGGTGGGAAGATGCAGACAAACCTTTCCAGTTCCTTGCTTTCTGTCTTGAGTGGCGAGACTATTTACAACACGGAGACGGGTTCATATCTCACCTACCAGTTAGTGTAGACGGGAGTTGCAACGGCTTACAGCTATATTCACTACTACTCAAGGATGAGTATTCAGGTAAGTTAGTGAATGTTGTTCCCGCAGATAAACCCGCCGATGTGTATCAACAACTGGCTAACTCTGTCATAGATAAACTTAAGGAGAGTAACAATCCTTTGGCTCCCCTTTGGTTACAGTATGGAGTCAAGCGAAGTACAGTCAAGAGGGCTATCATGACATCAGTCTATGGTAGTACAAGATACTCATGCTCTGACTTTGTCCTTGAGGATTTAAAGAAGAGAGCAGACAAGGGAGAACAACATCCCTTTGGTATCAACCCTATGCCTAGTGCCTCGTTCCTTAGTGGTCTCATCTGGGATTCACTTAGGCAAGAGTTAGGTAGTGCAAAGGTTGGCATGGGATTCTTACAGGATGTGGCTAAGGTTGTAGCTAAGGATGACTTACCTATACACTGGACTACACCGACAGGATTCTATGTCCAACAGTTCTATCCATCTATGAAATCTAAGAGAGTCAAGACTATGCTCATGGGTGAGGTGTTCAAGCCTCGTATCAATGAGGAGACTGACAAGATGGATAAACTTAGAATGAGTAATGGTATTGCACCTAACTTTATACACAGCTTGGATAGCAGTGCCATGATGAGAACTATAAACATCGCATACAGCAAAGGTGTCAACAATTTTGCAACGGTACACGATTCGTTTGGCACAACTGCTGGCGATATGCAGACACTCATCGACTCTATCAAAGAGGGATTCATCCAGATATTTGATAACACACATTTACTGGAAGACTTTCTCGAAGAAGTGAAATCACAAATACAAAATCAGAAGTTACTAAAGTCGCTTCCTGATGTGCCTGAACAAAGCACACTGGAAGTTAGCAAACTATCTGAATGTGATTTCTTTTTTGCTTAGACTTTAGTACCCGTCATAGACATAAGGAGATATATTTATGCCTAAACAAAATTACACAAGAATGGTTACACCAACAGGTGTAGCACAGTATGCCTGGTTAATAAAACCAGACACAAGATTTGATGCTGTTGGACACTTCAAAACTAATCTGATATTGTCCAGAGAAGATGCTACCAATGCAATGCAGATGGTAGACAAAGCAATGGCCGAAAGTCTTACTCTTGCTAAAGAGAATTCTAAAGGTAAAAAGATTAAAGAGGGTAGCCCACCTTACATGGAAGAGCTTGATGACAATGGTGAGCCGACAGGCAACATCATATTCAAGTTCAAAACAAAAGCTGAAATCATTTCTAAAGATGGTTCAGTTATACCTAACAAGGTTGCTATCTTTGACAGCCAAGGGACACCAATGACTGACACAGATGTGTGGTCAGGCAGTGAGCTGAAGGTTAGTGCTGACATAGTTCCGTACTACACAGCTATCGTGGGCGCTGGGGTGTCACTTAGGTTGAGAGCTGTACAAGTCATTAAGTTAGTACAAGGTGGAGACGGTGCCACTGGATATGGTTTTGATGCAATAGACGATGGATACACCGCTAAGGACACAGCTAATGAAGAAGTATTACAGGAAGAAGAGACAGCAACAGCTGACTTCTAAAGAGGTAGGGTTAAAGTATGGGTTTCGTAGTGGACTTGAAGAAGCGATTGCAGATGAGTTGGAAAAAGCTCAAATCACTTTTGAGTATGAGGAAACGAAACTCAAATATATCAAACCACAAAAGGCCCATACTTATACACCTGACTTCTATCTACCTAAGCAGAAAATTTTTATTGAAACAAAAGGGATGTTCACAACAGCAGACAGACAAAAAATGAAACTTGTAAAAGCACAACATCCTGACTTAGATATTAGATTTATATTTAGTAACTCTCGCAGTCGTATCAGTAAGCAGTCCAAGACTACTTATGGTATGTGGTGTGAGAAGTACGGATTTATATATGCAGACAAGACAATACCAAAGGAGTGGATAAATGAAACACCGAGAGATTAGATACTTGATTGTGTGTGCTTCAAACACACAGGCGCTAGAGAATCTAACAGTGAAAGACTTAAGTATCCGTGACAGAAAGAAAGGATACCTAGCCACTAAGTATCACTATGTCATCACTCGTGATGGTGTCATAGAAGAGGGGCGAAGCATTACAGATGCTGGTGCCTATCTTGAGGACGGCCACTCTATTATAAAAAACAACAACTCGTTAGGAGTATGTCTTATCGGGGGTAGTGATAGTAACGGGGAATCATTTTTCAATTACTCTTCTGTTCAAATTTTCTCCTTGAACACCTTGGTCACACAGCTGAAAACTGATTACCCACAACTCATTACCCTCGGTCTCAACGATGTCACTAAAACAAAAGAGCCACACTTTAGTGTCGAGGAGTTTATAAAAAATGGAAAGTGAATTTCTACATCATGCACCATGTGACAACTGCGGCTCCAAAGATAATGTAGCTGTATACAGTGACGGACACACTTACTGTTTTGGATGTGGTGTGATTACAAATGAAAAGGATATATTAAACCCAGTGAAAAATGTGGACAAAAATTTCTTACAATATGACATAAGACAATTACCTAAACGACACTTAGATGTAACAACATTACAAAAGTTTCACTACGGTGTATCAAGTAACAAGGGCAGACCAGTACAGGTTGCCAACTACTATAACAAAGACAACGAGTTAGTAGCACAGAAGTTACGATACCCTGATAAAACTTTCCAATGGATTGGTGATGCTAAAGATGCGACACTCTTTGGGCAGAACCTATGGAGAGACAAAGGTAAGATGATAGTAATTACTGAGGGAGAGATTGATGCTCTGTCAGTATCTAAAGTACAAGACAACAAATGGCCTGTCGTTTCTGTTAAGTCAGGAGCGCAAGGAGCCAAGCGAGATATACAAAAACAATTAGACTGGCTAGAAAACTTTGAGTCAGTCGTCCTAATGTTTGACCAGGATGAAGTAGGCAAGAAAGCTGCGATAGAATGTGCAAAGTTATTTAGTCCAAATAAAGCCAAAGTCTGTCAACTGCCATTGAAAGATGCTAACGAAATGTTAGCCGCTAATAAAACTAAAGAGCTTGTAGATTGTATCTGGGCAAGTAAGGCCTACCGTCCTGATGGCATTGTGTCTGGTCAAGACATATGGAATGAAATTAGACAGGAAGATAATTATGTTTCTGTTGATTATCCTTTTGCACAGTTGAATGTAAAAACACATGGACTGAGAAAAGCAGAACTCGTTACCGTTACTGCTGGTAGTGGTATAGGTAAGAGTAGCTTCTGTCGTCATGTTGCTTTACATTTATTGCAACAAGGTTTTGGTGTAGGATACATCGCTCTTGAGGAATCAGTGAAGCGAAGTGCGCTGGGTGT